TCAAGGCTCGCCGAGGCCATCTGCGCGACAAACGACTCCAGCTGGCTGCTCGGCCAAGCAGAGATTTGCCGCTTCTACGACACGTCGGCCACGCATGAGGTGCTCTCCGTAATGCGGACCAACGGCCAAGAGCTCCCTCCCATCATGTACATGCTTATGCCCACAACGCTCACAGCACATCGCGTGCTGCGTCCTTACACGGACAGGGTGATGTACTGCGCCTACGCCAAAAACCACCTGAAGAACTGCGTACACGACCGCCGAGTGATGGGCAACGACTACGCACGCACCAGATTCTTCGGCGAAAACATGAGCTTCATCGCCCGCGTCAAGCAGATGGACCTGACACCCAAGGTGTTCCGCTACAACCGAGCCATCTCCGTGGAGATTGAGGGCTTCGCCTCTGTAGGTTTCGAGGCCATGTCACGGGCCCTACCCATCTGGGCCCGCACAGGTGGAGATGGCTCCATCCGCGTGCCCACGGGCAGAGGTTATCAGGCCCACGAGGTCAAGGCCTTGTTCCCCCGTGAGCTCATGGAGCCCCGCCTGTACAAGCTGTGCTCCATCCTCAACAGCCTCGACTTCCGCGTCAATCGGTCCTGCGGACTCCATGTCCACGTCGACCGTCGCGGTATGTCGGAGCCCGAGGTGGTCAAGCTCGCCCGCCGCGTGGACAAGTGGATCGACCAGCTCATTGAGCTGTTCCCGCTGTCCCGTCGTGACAACAGCTACTGCAAGGGTGGCATCGCCGTCGGCGACCGCTACCGCCGCGTGAACGTCTCAGCCTTCAGCAAGTACCAAACGCTGGAGTTCCGCGTCCATTCGGGCACCTGCAACTACACCAAAATCCTCATGTGGATTCGCCTCATCGAACTCCTCATGGCCATGCCCAAGCCACCCAAGCCAGCCGACACGCTCCAAACCCTCGCGCAGCTTCCGCTGCCCGAGAACGACCGCGCCTACTGGCTGCGCCGCCACCGTGAGATAAATCCTCACCTCTACAACGAAGCCCCTGCCCAGAACACCGACAGCCTGAACACGGAGGAATAAGCCATGTGCAAAATCGCCATCATCACTCAACATAATCCCTCGGAACGCGACGCCATCATCGCTCGCGTTTGGGCCTATTTCTCCCAGTCGGGAGAGAACGACGGCTTCGGAGCCGCTTGGCTGGACGAGCACGGCAAGCTCGCCTACGTCAAGCGCCGCCACCCGTCGCTCGAGGCCCCGCCGCCCTTCGCCTCGTCCTTCTACGAGGACCACAACACAGCCGCCGCATCCAACGGTGGGCCACTCATCATCCACGGCCGCAAGGCCACCTGTGGCGTCAATCTGGAGAACACCCATCCCATGCTTGACGACAAACGCCAGCGCGGCCTCCTCATCCACAACGGCATCGTCGAGACAGAAAACGAGACGCTTGATCCTGTCACCAGCTCATGCGACTCGGAAATCCTGCTCCGCGCCATGCTCCAGAAGGGCACCAAGGGTCTGGAGGATGTCACCGGCTACTTCGCCTTCGCCTACCTACGCCCAGCCTCGCGCAAGCACGTCTGGTCGCTCACGGTGGTCAAGGACAACGTGGCCAGCCTCCACGTCGGCCACAAGTCGGATGTCATCGCCTTCGGCACCACGCCCCACGCCGTCCAGCTCATACTGAACGAGAATGTGGCCACATGGCCCGTCAAGGACAACACCGCCATGCTGTTCACAGCCAAGGCCAAGCCCCGTATGTGGTCCGTCAAGAAGGGCGAGAAGCCAGCCCCCAAGCCCACCCACCACGAGCCCTATCGCTACCGCAACGACTGGCCAGCCAAGCACACCAGCCGCAGCTCCTTCGACAGCGTTCTCGCGCAGAACACCTTCGAAGAACGCAACTATCAGCTCGCCCTTCAGGCAATGGACAATGAGAGCCCTTGACATGATAGTTGGAGCCCTTGTCGCGCTGTTCATAGTTTGCATCTACGTGCTCACTATCCTGTTCATCGACAAGGATAAGGGCGACTAGGCCCTAGCTCGGTCCCACCACAAAGGGAGCAGCGGAGTTCTGGCGGACGCCAGGGCGACCCGTTGCTCCCTTTTTTTATTCCCCGCACGCGCACGGGAACAATGCAATTCCACAGGCCCTATCGGGCCAGCAAGGAGAGAAAAGGCAGGTGCGGGATCATACGAGTCCGCTGCTTCGCAGCTCCCTAATGTACGCCAGAGGTGATAGCCACTACCAGCGGGTTCCCGTTGCTTCGCAACGACCCTATTGGTCTACCGGGGGGGCGGGGGTATCTGAAAAGCTCGGGGGGCCCAATGCCATTGGGTCCACCCAACAGGGTTAAAAAAATTTAGACAGGTGCCGACCAGCCAAAGAGCCAGCTGCTATCAGTAGTTTTTGGAATTAGAGGACGGGAGATAGGGGTGGAAAGTTACAAACAATTTTAAAATTCCTATTATGGAGACGTAAGTGGCTGATTGATAGTAGGATGGTAGTAAAGATTTCCCAGCTTGTATTTTAGTAATAGCCCTGCTTAGATGTTCTTATGACCGAGGGTACGGCCATTAAGAAGGAGATGATGAAGGCGATTGTTGCAGCCGGGGAGAATCGACGGCTGGTGGAGGCGCGTGACCCGAAGAAGGCGGCTAGGTGCTTGGAGCTGATGGCGGAGGGCAAGCCTTGGAAGGCCATCATGCGGGAGGAGGGCATTGATTGGTACACGCTGGTGGGGCTCAGGGCTAGGCACAAGGACCTGCTGGACAAGCGCAGGGAGATTGTGGCGCAGGATGCAATGGAGCTGATTGAGGGGGCTAGGATGCTCCAGCAGGAGAAGATGAAGATGCTGGCGGAGGATGAGACAGCCCTGAAGAGGGTGAACATCCGCGACCTAGCCATGAGCTATGGCATTTACGCCGAGAAGTTCTTTATGGCCACGGAGGGCAACAAGGTGGTGGTGGAGCATAGGACAGGGGCTCCCAGCCTTGAGGACGCCGTAAAGGCCATAGAAGAGGCCAAGAAGCGGGCCAAGGCCGTGTCCATTGAGGTGGACGTGACGCCCGCCAAAGATGTTTCCCATGAAGAAAACAAAGAAGAAGCTAAAGCTGAAGAAGGAAGAGACGTTCAACAAGAAGCAGGTGGCGGGGATGCTGATGGGCGTCCTTGACTCCTTTGAAGGCCTTGTGGCCATCCAGATAGCCTTGCAGAAGCAGGTGGACTTGCTGCGTCAGGACATGGAACAGGCTTTGGGCCGTAGCCGCAGCTACGTCTGGTCGCTTAATGGCGAGAAGCTCGGCTGATGGCGCTTAAGTGGGAAGAGCACCCCATCCTGAAGCCGCCCTCCTACGAGGAGATGGCGGCTCTGGAGCCCAAGGAGCTGGTGAAGCTGTGGAACATCTACCATGAAGCCATAGCCAACGCCCGCAAGGACCCGTACAGGTATGGATGGGTGCTCGACCATTGGCGCATAGCGGAGGAGATGTTTCATAAGCACAGGACGCTCCTCCTGCTGGGTGCGAACAGAAGCGGGAAGACGACGTATGGGGCTAGGGCTGTGGTAAAGGCGGCGGTGGAGAACGACGAAAGCCTCATCTTCTGCTTCAGCCAGAATCAGGAGACGAGCGTGTTGGTGCAGCAGAGTGCCGTTTACGAGTATTTGCCAGCCGAGCTGAAGAAGAAGGCCACGGAAGAAACCCACTACATGAGCTATTCGATGCAGAATGGCTTTGCGAACAAGGGGCTGGTGCTGCCGAACAAGAGCCGGATAGTGTTCAAGACGTACAGCCAATACCAGCAGAACCAAACCATCCTTGAGGGCATGAAGCTGGGGGCTCCCAAGCCCAAGTGGATAAATGTCGGGGCTTGGTGCGACGAGTATTTGATGGGGATGGAGCTCCTCGACCGCCTTTACATTCGCTTTGCCACCTTCAACTCCAAGCTGCTGCTGACATTCACGCCCAAGGACGGCGTGACGGAGACGGTGCGCTACTACTTGGACGGGGCCAAGACGCTGGAGAGCAGGGAGGCTGAGCTTTTGAACAACCGGCCTGTGCCCTATGTGCAGGTGAACGAGAACAAGAACACCGGCATCGTCTACTTCCACAGCAAGGACAACCCTTGGTCCGGGTATGAGAGCATTGCCGAGCAATGCAGGGCCAAGGGGGACGAGGCCTACACGCTGACAGCGGCCTACGGGGTGCCCACCAAGACGTACACGACTAAGTTCCCCAACTTCTCCGTGGACGTGAATGTCGTCAAGCATGAGTCCATCGACCTGAAGGGCAAGACGAGGTATATGGTGCTGGACCCCGCTGGGCGTAAGAATTGGTTCATGGTGTGGATAGCCGTGGACGAGACGGGAACGTGGTGGGTGTACAGGGAGTGGCCTGACGGCACCTACGGGGAATGGGCGGAGATGCGGGGCGGCAAGTGGATGCCCGGGCCAGCGGCCAAGGGGCTGGGCCACGGCATACGCGACTACGTTGATTTGATTACGGGGCTGGAGGAGCAGACGGCTGATGTCATCTTTGAACGCCTGATTGACCCCCGCCTTGGAGCCCAGAAATACCAGACACAAACCGGCGCATCGTCCATCATAGAAGACCTTAACGACGCTGGCTTGGTGTTCGTTCCGGCACCCGGGCTGGACATTGAGGACGGGCTACAGGCCTTGCAGACGAAGATGGCTTACAATCGCAAAGCCCCGATGGACAGCCTCAACCGCCCCCATTTCTACGTCTCCGACCGCTGCACGAACATCATCTCCGCCTTGCAGGAGTATACGGCGGATGGAGGGCTGGAGGAGGCGTGGAAGGACCCCGTGGATGTCCTGCGCTATGCGGCCATTTCCGACATCAGGCACGTCAACCCCAACGACATGAAAGTGAAACGCTCGGCGTCACAGGCTTACTAAGATGAATAGAATTACATTCAAGGATATGGCCAAGGAGCTCGGCCTGAAAAACCATGAGCTCATCCAGCTTCGATCCGAGAAGCTGTCCGAAGAGGAATGGGGCAAGGACAAGGACGGGGCTTGGTTCACGGAAGAGGGGGCGGAGAAGCTCCGCTTGCACAAGCAGGTGCCCCTTGCCGTGCCCTCCCGTGTGCAGATGATTGTGGTGAGACGCGCCCCCAATCCGCATTGGGTGTACGCCCATTTGGGCAAGACCCACCCGTTGGTTCCTGTCGCCATCAGACCGAGCTGGTGTGATAGGCTTGTCGGCAAACCAATCTACGTCAACATCATCAAGGACGCGCAAGGCGGAATCACCTATCGGCATGAGGCGCTCGGAAAGTGACATCACCCTAAATCCCGAGTGGCAGGCCGAGCAGATGGACCGCCTTCTCGGCTTTGAAATTTTGACTCGCGCCCTTCAGGCCCGCTACCACCCCGTACCCCCGGAGTTGTTGGCGGACAAGGTGGGTGCGAACAAGGGATTTGCCAACAACATCATCGTCAAGATTCAACGCCGCCTGAGCCCTAATGAAAAACGACCAAACTGAAGCCCTTACGTTCGCCTCGGGCAAGCCCGACGTATCGGCGCTGAAGAATGCTTACGAGCGGACGATTGGCGATTTGGATTGGTATTTGCAGAGCACGCGGGACAGCTTCGACTATCGCCGCAACATCTGGCCCGGGAAGTCCAAGGACCTTCGCAAGCACGGGGCCGACGCGTTCCCGTTTGAGGGGGCTTCGGACACGGAGGCTGGCATCATTGATGAGCGCATCAACACCTACGTCGCGCTCTGCATGGAGGCCCTTGAGCGGGCCAACATCCGTGCCTATCCCGTGGAGCTGGGCGACATTGCCCGTGCCCGTGTTACGTCCGCCTTCCTGAAGTGGATGCGTTCGTCCTACATCAAGGATTTCAAGCGGCAGATGGAGCTTGGGGCCAACTACCTCTTCGAGCGCGGCATCATGGTGAGCTACGTCGGCTGGATGCGTGAAAACCGCACCTTCCTCCAGCAGCTCAACCTCCAACAGATTGCCCAGCTGAGCCCCGACTTGGCGCAGCTGATTGTGGACGGCAAGACGGACGACCAGATTGCAGCCCTCCTGAAGGAGCAGTTTGCGGGCGTCACGGATTCACGCGCCAAGAAGGCCATCAAGCAGCTTCGCAAGACGGGCATGGCCGAGCTGCCCGTGGTGCGTCAGTCGGTGAATGCTCCCAAGGTGTGCGCCCTAGCCCCTGATGGCGACGTGTTCTTCCCCGCCTACACCACCGACTATCAGAAGGCCCCCTATTGCTTCTGGCGCGTGCTGATGACGGCGCAGGAGATAAAGAACAAGGTGGCCACGGAAGGCTGGGATGCGGAATGGGCCGACACCGTTATCAACAGCTTTGCCACGTCCATCGACATCACGGACCCTCGCACCAACACGCAAATCAGCCGTGCGGCGTCCAACGAGACGGATGAGCTTTATGAGGTGATTTATGCCTACCAGCGACTCATCTCCCAAGAGGACAATTCGGAAGGCATCTATTGCACGGTGTTCCATTCCATGCAAACGGGCACTCCAGAGGACCCGAAGTATGCGAAGCACGAACTCCTCAATGGATATGACGACTACCCCTTTGTCGTCACCAAGCTCAGCGAAGACAACAAGCGGCTGTACGAGCTCAACACCGTCCCGGAGCTGCTCAAGGGCTTGCAATGGGGAGTGAAGGCGGAGCGTGACGCCCGCACCGACCGCAACAGCATGGCGACGCTGCCGCCCATCCTGCACCCAGCTGGCTTCCCGCCGAATGATTGGGGTCCGGGTGCGCGTGTGCCCTATCGCCGTCTGGGTGAGATTCAGTTTGGTCCTGTGCCGCCATACAATCCGGGCAGCATTGAGATGGAGCGGGTGCAGATTGACCAAGCCGACCGCATCATGGGGCTGGATCACAACAACCCGATGTCGCGGGTTCGCCAGCAATACTATGTGGACAAGTTCCTTGGCCATGTACGCGACGTTCTTAAGCTCGCGTTCAAGTGCTATCAGCGTTTCGGCCCCGAGCAGGTGTTCTTCCGTGTCACGGGTACGTCCGATCCGGTGCGTTACAGCCGTGGCGACCCGAATGAGGACTTCGACATCAACATCACGTTCGATGTCCTGAACACCGACCCCGAGACGTTGGAGGCCCAGCTGCAACGCTTTGTCAGTTTGGTGCAGCTCGACCGCAATGGCCGCATCAACATGGACCTGTTGCTGGAGGCTTTGGCTTCTTCGGTGAATCCTGCCCTTGCTGACGCTGTTCTTCAACCCGCTGGTGAGGCTCAACAGCAGATTGTGAAGCAGGTGACGGACGACCTCTCCAAGATTTACGCTGGTATCGAGGTGGGTGCGCGACCCAACGGGGCGCAGGTGGCATTGCAGGTGGTGCAACAGTACACCCAACAGCCTGATGTCATGCAGCGTTTGCAGCAGGACGAGGCCTTCCAAACCCGCCTACAGAAGTACGTCCAGCAATACCAGTTCCAGCTGCAACAGGCGCAGAACGCCCAGATTGGAAAGATTGGTACGGCTCCCGCCCAGATGGGGGAGATGCAGACGCAGGGGATGGCCCAATAGGGCTATTCCCGCATCCGCTTCCACTTATCGGACAGCTCCTGATACTTGGCTACGGAGAGGATTTCCTCCGTGGCCAAGATGCGTCCACTTAGCTGTTGAAGCCGTTCCGTAGGTACGTCGTGCATTTGCGAGATACACCATTCGCGGATGCCGTAAATGTAGTGGAGGAACTTGAGGAAGTCTTCGCTGTTGTGGAGGCGCTCTAGAGATTTGTCGTCAATCATGGTGGCTTATGGGCTCATGGCTATGGCTTATGGTCAAGCACCAAAAAGTTTGTGATAGCATCCG